CAACGAATTGCAGAGCAGGAGGAACGATCAGCTTACGGGGCTTAGCTGCAATCAGCAAACCGCGCTCATCAGTCCAAGCAGCGATCTGGATAACGGCGGCTTCCAAGGAAGTCTCGTTCAAGTCGGCAGCGGTGGAAGGACGATTGCTGTTGGTGCCACCATTGACCAGCGGGTGAGCAGTGCTGAACAGAGCAACGCCGTCGCCACCAGCATAAGCTGCGGAGAAACCGTTGTTGATAACAGCAGCAGCTTTAACCTGCTTGGTGTACGCCATGGCACGAGCCAGAGCTTTGGTGTAGCGGGCGGACAGGCTGTCATACAGATTGTCTTCCACTGCTTCTTCAGTGATGGAGAAGCCCAAAGCGATGGTTTCGTGGTTGTAGCGAGTGGTCCAAGCTTCCTGCGCATTGTCATAAGCAATGGCAGAGCCCTCGTTCTTCACCGGAGCGGCGGAGAAGCCAGACAGCTTGGTTTCCTCTTCAAAAGAACGCTCGGAAGTCTCAGTCTCGTAGATTTCCTTGTGCTCTTCGCCGTAACGGGCGTATTCCAGACCAAACAGAGCGTTAAGTCCGGGAAGGAGTTCCTTCAATAGTTGTGCGCGTGAAATAGCCATGATTTAACTCCTTATGCGCCAGTGGCAGAGTAGTAGCCGTGCAGACCTTGGTTCATCTTAACCAAGACTTCGGGATACTGGGTGAACACAACGGTCGAGGTGTAAACACCCGAGTTCAATGTGAACGTAGCAGCTTGGTTCAACACAACCGAGGTTGCGCCAGCAGCGGCTGCGGTGTCAACAAAGGAACCCGTCTGTGCAAGCTGACCACTAGTGGTCAACACAGAAACGTCCGTACCAACGGGCAGTGCGAAAGGCAGAGCACTCACGGTCAGGGTAGTAGTACCCGTGCTGTAAGTAGCAGTACCCAAGGAAACTGCGGTATCCGTAACCAGACCAATCACGCGCAGAGGCAGAGTGGTGGTAACAGGAGTATCCGAAGGAGCCAGAACTGCGTTAGCCGAGTTACCAGTATTCAGGTTGCCGGTGTTGTTGATGGCGGACACGTTAGTGCCAATCATCGCCATAGCGCCAGAAGCAACGGTAGTACCGGAACTGCACACAACCGCCTTGAACACAGCATCAGGGTCATCCAAGACATAGGCTTGGCAGTCACCGGCAGCGGTGCTTGCGGGCCAATATTGGGAGAACAACTTTTGCTTAGTCGTGGGGTTGGTGTAAGTGCAACCCAAGAAAATACCAACGGTCTGATTCAGACTGGTGCCGGTAGAAACTGAGGCGCGTGTGGCAAAGCCACGGGATAGAACGACGAAATCACCGTAGAAGATGTCAGTCGCGTAACCGTACTGGATGTTGTACATGCGGGTAGAACCAGCAAATACTTGACCTCCAATAAGGTTCTGCGGCAACAAACCGTACGGCGCTGATACGACAGGATATGCCATAAAAACTCCAATATAAAAAATTAAGAACCTGAACCAAATGTGACCTGAGACTTGCGTTCTGCGAACATAGGCATTTTCGGGTCACTGTTACGAAGATAGTTGTTGTCCACCGATTCAATCTGAGCTTTGTTCAAGTTGGAATAATGTTTATCCCGTTGTGACATGAACTCAGCCGGAATACGACATAACACCAACCCACCAATTTCGATATTGCCCTTAAAGCGACCATCGACAACGGCGTGCACCATTAGCTCGGGGTATTCGTCCGCTTTCACGGGTTCATAACCTTCGCGGAACTTTCCAGAGATATTAGATGGGTCGGGTTGACCCAAAAAGCTGACGCGAACATACCTGTGACTCCAGCCGGGGCGGGGGTTAGGTTGTGGAAGCGTTTCTGGAGCACGCCACGTATCGGGGCGGGCCCATTCAGAACGAGTATCCAATTCACGGTCTAAACGATTTTGTTTAACTTCAGCCATTTTTTAACCTCTTTTAAGTAAAGCAACCTGACGAGCGTATTCTTCCAAAGGTACCCCAAGACGACGCGCAGTGGCGGCTTCGGATGCCTTTAACCGAATACGGTTAGGCGATGTGCTACGCGCGGCGGGTGCCACAACAGTAGCTCTAGTTGCACGGCGGGGAGTAACTTCCTCGTCCGGTTCTTCGCTCTGAGCGTCTTCAAACTGCTCAGGAAATCTTTTGCGCATCGTTTTGTCGATGGTGCGGAAGTACTCTTCAGTACCCACATAGTCCGCACCATACTCCTTTTGCAACTTCCTGTCAATACCCATAGCGGTCATTGTCATTTCGTCGTCTTTCCCCCACCAATCTTGATTAGCGTCGGCCCATTTCTGAGCACGGGGAGTAAGTTTCTGTTGCTGCGATGCGGCAGGCTGCGCAAGGGTATATTCTTTCTCCTCGACCTCAACAGGACGCATGTTACGCGTCTTGTCAATCTTAAGGGTTGCTGCGGCAATCTCAGCTTGTGCTTCAGTTAGCGCGTCCACGTCCCCTGCTTCATACGCGTCCTTGTACCGCTTCTTGGCGGAAGTAAGTTCGCTTTCTGCGCTGGACTGGGATTGCTGAATATAGGCTTTGCTGCCAGTAGATAGCTGCTGCTGGAGGCGTTTGTTTTCCTCAAACACCTGCTTGGCAAAGGTTTCGGCAGCTTGGCGTTCACGCAGAGCTTCTTCCTTGGCGCGGCGTTCATCGTGGTATCCACGGGTAAATTTCTTGATACGCGCTTGGACTTTCTCGTCGTAACCCGCCAACTCATCTTCAGTGGGGTCGTCGACCGGGGGTGCGGGTTTGCGCCCACGGTCTTGGGGCGGAGTATCGTCTTCAATCTCTACCTCAAACTTTTCCTCCGCCTTGGCAGCGGCTTTAGCTTCCTTCTCATCAGGAAACTCAAAATCATCGTATTCAGCCATAGATTACTCCTTAAGCAGCGCGGGAAATACCGCGCGGGTCTTCAACTGTTGCCTCGACGGAGGTATCTGCAATGAGTCGAAACTCACGCCCGTGGATTTTCAAGCGGGTGCCTGAATTGGGTCGGCAAATAACGAAGTCACCTGTTTTGCACGACGGTCCGCTAGGGAACCGGGTTTTGTCTTGGAACGCATCGGGGCCCATCTTGACCACGAATAGCACTGGGGTCAGTACTTCTTCATAGTGCATCACTTGGGCAGACTTAAGAATCCCCGATTCACTCTCCGCATATTCCTCCATGGCTTCTGGGACAACGCACAGTAGCTGAAAGGTTTTAGGGTCAGGCAACTGCTTAGCTTTATCTTCTGCACTCGTATTAAGAATGCCCGACAAGTCCACAGCGGCTACATCAAATTCACTCATTACTTTTCTCCAGTCTTTGCACGAGGTCTCTAACGATGGTTTCCGCATGAGTCAGACCCCGGATGACTCCACAGACATGCCGATACTCGGCAAAATCGTTTGCTCGACCGCTCGCTATAAACACAGCTTGGTCGGAACGTAATTTCTCTATCTCAGTCGCAAGGTAGTTAAGTACCCGTTCGTTGTCCATGGTTACCCTTTCTTAGGAGGTTGTTTCTGTTGCTGGTTGCGCTGCGCGTTCTGCATGGCCATCTGGGCTCTACTCTTGGCAATGTCGATGCCCATGCGCATACCCTCGGTCTGCTGTTGCTTCTGGGCTTTGTCCCGAGCGGCGGCTGCGCTAGCGCCTACCTGCATAGCGGCAATCTCTTTCTGGGCTGCGATGCGAGACTTCTCAATCTCAATCTGGTCGGCTTTGGCCGCAGCGTCCGCCGCTTGCTTCTCGGCCTTGAGGTCCAAGTCCTTCTTGCGTAGCTCAAGTTCTTGCATCTGCATCTGGACCACGGGGTCCTGCATCTTCTGCTGAGCCTGCTGTTGCTGGGCTGCTTGCTGGTCACGCTGGAGTAGTTGCTGGGACGCCTGCGCAGCCAACATTGCAATCTGGTCGGCGAGTTCAGGTGACACCTGCTTGTTCTGCTCTTCGGACGGCAAGGCCATGCCCATCGCCGTCTCAATCTGTTTGCGGTACTCGAACGCAACGTGCTCGTTGACGTGTGCCATAGCTGCGGCCATGATGGCTTGGGCTGCGGGGTTCATCTGGAGCATCTGCTGAATCTTGGGGTTCTGTATCGCAGACATATGCACTTGTATATGCGCTTGGTGGTTCTGCTCAATGAACGCCTTGACCGGCTTGCCCATCAGCACGTTCTGGTTCTCCTGTATGGGGTCCGTCGGTACTGCATCCTCATCCACCGGCACAAGCTTCTCGGCGTTCTTGATGCCCAAGACCTCAATCATCTGGCGGTGCAGAAGGGGGAGGTTGTAGAGTTGCGGGGCTGACTGCGCAAGCTGGAGTACAGCTTGGTACTGCACAATCTTCTGTGCCATCGTCGCGGCATTCGGGTCGCTGACCGGGATGACATCCACAGCATCGTAGTCTTCTTTCTTCGCCCGGCGGGTGGCATCCACGGGGTCGTAGTCATACTCACCCGGTGTGTAGTCGGCGATGATGACTTTGAGGAGTTTGAACTCCTGCTTCATCGAGTAGTGGATGCGGGCCTGAACAGCCGTCATCACCTTGAGCGTGCGCTCCAACAAAGCCAGAGTAGTACCAACAGGAGCGTTTGTGCTCATGTCGGACACGTTCATATCACCGCTGGATGCAAACGCCCGCCCCTCTTGGACGATGTTCTGGAACAGCGCGAACAGAACCTGACTTGGCTCCTTGTATGGGAGTGGTAGGATGTTGTCACGGATGCTTCCGCTAGGCACATCTACGTCCCGGAATTCACCCGGCTGGATGGGAGTGTCATCACCCTTGACCCGCAGACCGCGAGACTTCAGACCACCGGGCAAGTTGCTCAGCGTACCGGCATCCACCAACTGACGAATAATCATCGTGGCACTGCGGGCGTAGCCACCAATCAAGTGAATCAGGCCGTAGCCGTAGAAGCCAAAGCCGGGGATGTACTGGTAGTGCACAAAGTGCTGGCGCTTGGCGTGGAGTTCGTCATCTGGCTCCCAGTTACGACGGATAGCCAAGACCTTACGGCTAGCTTTCTCAACAGTCACCACGTACGGCAGCGCGATGCCCGTGGGCTCACCACTCTTGTTCTTGTGCTCGAACCCGGCCAAGTCCAAGTCAACGTGCATCTCAAGAAAGCGAAACCTGTCGTCCTGCAAGGCAGTCATGCCCTGCTCTTCAGCCTTCTGCTTCTCGATGTCATCCAACTCCATCGACGGCTCACCGAGGTCCACATCTAAATAGAACCCAGCCTCTTGCAGCTTCAACACCTCGTTCTTGGTCTTACGCATGACGTGCGTAACCCGCTCGGCGGACTCCAAGCTACTGGCTCCATACGGCACAACGATGTCCTCGGCAGTGACAAACATCGCCATCTGACGGCCTTTGCTCGGGTCGTAGTAGACCTTCTTAAACGCGGAACCTGCCAGCGGCAGTGACCACAGCAGCTTCTCATGCTCCGGGCGGTACTCCGACATCACCTCGGTAAGCTGGTAGTTCATGTCCTCGCGCACGCGTGCGGCAGACTCTTCTTTAAGTATGTCGGTCTCACCCACAATCTGCGTCTTTACCGGCCCCATCGCGGGGAAGGTCTCCATCATTGCCTCGGACTGGAAGCGCACAACTGCCTCGGTCAGCATCGGGTGGAACACGCCACATGCGCCTTGCCACGGCTCAGTCCGCTCTTCGTAGTTCAGGCCCAGCAGCTTCAGCCCGTCGATGTAGGTCTTAATCCAGTCCTTACGGTCCATGCCGTCCTTGACAAAATCGTCAACCAAGTCATTCCCTAGAGCGTCAAGCTCTCCTTCATCCATGAACTCGGCCAAGTTCGCATCAAAGTCCTCGGCGGTAGCCTCTCGGGGTTCGAGGTCAATCTCTATGTCCCCCATGCTGATACTCATGGACTCCGGGTCTTCGACCTCAATCTCAATCTCCGGTGCGTCCATCATCTCTGCCAACCCCACGGGCGCTTGATACAAACTCTTTTCCATGTTTTTTCCTTTGCGTTAGACTGAATAGAACCGCTCGTTGCGGCGTCTGAAATATTGAATCTCTTCCGGCTCGTCACTGGGCAGTCGGAGAAATCCACCTTGCCTGAACCTCATAAGCGCCAATGTTGTCGCGTCAACCAAGTCGTCATGCTGGCCGGACGGAAACTCAGCAATCTCATCCACGAGTTCTTCTGCCCATCGTGTTTGTGGCACCCATACTTTTCCCGAGGCGATTATGTCTGATACTGCATTGAGACGAGCAATCTTGTCTTGGCCCTTGCCCGGCGTGTAGTCCTGCACTGGTATGCCCATTGCCCGAAGGTCATATATAAGAGGTGCACCTGACGCCTTCTTCTCGATCAACACCCCGTCCGGCTCAAACTCTCGATACTCTGCTAACACGTCGCGTTTAAGGTCGGGATACTCAACTCGCTTCTTGTAAGTGTTGAGCAGGATGATGTTCTTGTTGGTTTTGTCCTCGTCCAAGCTGAATATCCCCCACGTCGTCCCAGCGGAGTAGTCGGCCCGGTTGTTCTTCTCAAACGCCGTGTCCCATGTCTGGAGGATGTACTCGCACTGGGGCGGCTCGTCTTTCTCCCACCACTTCCACCAGTCTCGCTTCACAATAGCTGACTCGTTGCCCACCGGGTTCTGCTGGTACTGCGCCTGCCACTTGGCGTTGGGCAACTCTTTGTGCAGGGCCTCCAACTCCTCGATAGACCAGAACTGTGGCCACAGCGGATTGCCCGAGGGCAGGATGGCCGGGAACTCAATGACCTCCCACTCCTCACCGCTACGCGCAGCGGCTGCACGAATAACCTGACCAGTCAAGTCCCTCTGAGACCACCGAGTCATAACAATAACAATAGAGCCTCCGGGCTGGAGACGCTGACGCGGACCTGACGTGTACCATTCGTACACTTTGTCATACACTTCTGGGTTGCTCGCGGCCATTGCCGCCTCTTGCTCTGAGTGCGGGTCGTCAATGATGAGGATGTCGGCACCCTTACCGGTCACCGCACCGCCCACACCGATAGCGAAGTAGTCTCCACCCTTGCTGGTGTTCCACCGGCCAGCCGCTTTCGAGTCCGCTTGGAGGCTTAATTCCGGGAATATCTCATGGTAAATCTCGGAATCGACCAAGTTACGCACTTTTCGACCAAAACCCACGGCCAACTCGGCTGTATGGGAGGTCTGAATGACTTTTTTGCTCGGAAACTGCCCCAAAAACCACGCCGGGAGCAGGTAGGACGCAAATTCTGACTTGGTATGCCGTGGCGGCATGTTGATGATGAGCCTTTTGCACTCTCCACGGGCTACGCGCTCGAACGCATTGGCCATCCGCTTGTGATGCGCACCGGAAATGAACGTCGGCCAGACTTTTTCAACGAATTTTATGAACCTTGTGGCACAAAGTTCTTTTTCTTTGAGCTTCTCCAGCTTATTTAGCTGCGCTTCGAGCACGCGCAGGTCGCTCTCGCTCAGTTTCCCCGCATCAATCAGAGCCTCGATGTCCTTGAGGGAGATGTCACTCATCGTTTTGAGTCTCCGGCTGCTCTTCTTGTTCTGGCTCTACGGGCTGGAACGGTTCCGCTGGCCCAAGCTGGAGGTCGAGGTCGTCTAGGGGGGTGATGTCCACTGCCTCTGCGTTGAGCAGACGCTTGACCCGCTCCTTGATGCTGTTCTCCAACGTGGCCGACGTAGTGTGGTGCACGGTTATCTCGCTGCGCTCGGTGAACAGGCCGATGTCGCTGTGTTTACCTAGCAGTTCTAACGCCTTGAGTTCATGTTTCGTGTCTCCGCACGCTGCTATCTCTATCAGGCGGTTGGTGATGAAGTTCCGCGCTTGTAGCTGGTCGGCAAAAGCATTGAAGTCGAACTGTTTGATTAGTACCGAAGCTGCTTGTGCCTGTGCGGATATGGCTAGTGTCTTAGGCTTCTCAGGTTTTCCCTCGCCTAGTATGAGCTTCTTCGCAGATTCGAGGTCTTCGTTATCGTAGTCAATGCTTCCACCTAACTGAGCAATCAGGTCTGCGGTATTTATGGCAATGGCTACGCTA